AAACTAATGAAACCTATTAACATGACAGAAGGTGATTATATCATAGAAGTATGGGAGGGTAGTAATTGGAATGACGATACTAAGACTAGAGAAGTTATTGATGGTGCGATTGATATAAAGATTTATCAGAAGATAGATGACGCATCTAAATACAACAAGGGTGATATTGTTGGTTTCTTTAGAGCATGGGGTAATAACGCTTCACCAAGTACACAGTTCGCTAAAGATGAGGGACTAGATGACGAAATCCCTTTCTAAGAAAAGGATAGTCAAACCACCTTTAGATAGATTTGGTGGTGTACGCATAGTACAGAAACGTATCCAGAAGTCTGAAGTGTTAGAACATCATAAAGATGCGGTGGCACAAGAACTAATTGATATAGCAACATCAAGTATAGATGAGATTATCGATTGGGATTCTTCTGGATATGTGCGTGTGAAATCACCAGATGAAATATCAAACAAGGCAATCAAAGCAATTAAGAAGATTAAGATGACTCCGACTAAGGAAGGTCCTCAGTTGGAAGTAGAATTACACGATAAGGTATCCGTGTTAAGAACATTAGCGAAAGCAACAGGGATGATGGATAAACAAGAAGATATGGACAAGCCTTCTGTTGTAGGTATAGTAATGCACGGACCTGAACAAATTATAGATGTGGAGCCAGTGAATGAAACAAAGGACAATGGAGATAGCGGAGATACAGATAATACAGAAGGAGATGCTGAACAAGAAGATTAGTATGCAAGATGTAGCTCGTAACAATGGAATCTTCGTAAGCAAACTACAGCAGGTACTATCTGGTAAAGCAACAGTAACACAAGATAAGATAGATAGAATTATAAAATATGTTAGTGAATATAAATGAATGTATTAAGTTTATTTGATGGAATGTCTTGTGGGCAACAAGCATTAAAAGAATTAGGTATTAGGGTTGACAATTACTATGCAAGTGAGATCGATAAATATGCAATCCAGATAGCAAAGAAAAACTTTCCTAATACGATACATGTGGGGGATGTTACAGAATTAAGAGGGGCAAACCTACCACAAATAGATTTGTTGATGGGTGGCAGCCCTTGCCAAGGGTTTAGTTTTGCAGGAAAACAACTTAACTTCAATGACCCTCGTTCTGCATTATTCTTTGAGTTTGTTCGTTTGTTTAAAGAATGCAAACCAAAATACTTCTTGCTTGAGAATGTAAGAATGAAAAAAGAATACCAAGATGTCATAACAGAACAGCTAGGAGTTGAGCCTATTATGATTAACAGCTCACTTTTATCTGCACAGAATAGAGTGCGTTTGTATTGGACAAACATTCCAAACATTAAACAACCAACTGAGAGAGGGATTGTTCTTGCTGATGTTTTAGAATGTGAGCCATCTAATTACACAATTATGTCTGATAATTTTACTAACAGGTTAAAAGATAACAGATGCTTAACAGACTTAACCCAAGAAAAAGCTAGTAATTTATCGGCAATGGAATATGTAAAAAATGGCAAACAAGGAGATTACTTAGCTTGCAACAAAATTGGCAAACCAATCCAAGTCGGAAACGCATCGGATATAAACGGACACGATATGATTAAAAGAATATACAGTTCTGATGGTAAGAGTCCTGCATTAACCACAATGCAAGGGGGTAATACACAACCAAAAGTTTCCATTAGAGATACTGAGAACTATTATCAGTTAAATAGAGAGGGCGCATATCCTAACCAACAACAAGATAGAATTAGAAAACCAAACAAACCTTCTAATACATTAACATCAGGGGCATCCTCAATACCTAAAGTAATGCTGAAAGGATTACATTATCGTAAGCTAACACCACTTGAGTGTGAGCGACTACAAACACTACCTGATAACTATACAGAGGGTGTATCAAATACCCAACGATACAAGATGATTGGGAATGGGTGGACAATAGAAGTAATAAAACATATACTGAATGAAATGCAATGACTAGTCCAATAACAAATCTGAACCTAGACTTTACCACTTCCCCTACTGTATGGAAGTTCCTACAGAATAAATCATTTGTCAGGGGGATTATGGGACCAGTAGGTAGCGGTAAGTCTTATGCCTGTGCCGCTGAGATTATGTTAAAAGCAGTCAGTCAAGTACCATCACCAAGAGATGGAATCAAATATAGTAGGTTTGTAGTTGTTAGAAACTCATATCCTGAATTAAGAACAACAACCATTAAGACATGGCAAGAGTTGTTTCCTGAGAATATCTGGGGACCTTTCCGTTGGTCTCCTCCGCTAACCCATCATATCAAGCTACCATCACGAGACAATGCTCCAGGTATAGACTGTGAAGTCATATTCCTTGCACTCGACCAACCCAAAGATGTCCGTAAACTTTTATCCATGGAGTTGACAGGGGCATGGGTCAACGAGGCAAGAGAATTACCCAAGGCGGTTATTGATGGGTTAACACACAGGGTAGGTAGATACCCTACTCTATCGGATGGTGGAGCTACGCCTTGGCGTGGAATTATTATGGATACCAACCCTATGGATGATGACCATTGGTGGTATCGGTTATCTGAAAAAGAAAAGATGACTGGAAAATATAAGTGGACATTCTTTAAACAGCCAGGTGCTGTAGAGGAATGTAAGACTGACGAGTTGCCAGAGAATCCAGAAGCAAATGGTTTTGTATTCTCAGCAAATACCTGGTGGGCAACTAACCCTAACGCAGAAAACAGAAAAAACCTGCCCACTGGGTACTATGAACAAACACTCCTAGGAAAGAACTCCGACTGGATACGTTGCTATGCACAGGGTTTGTATACCTATGTCCAAGAAGGTAAACCTGTCATGAACGAATATGATGATAATATCATGTCCGAAGATTTCCTGGAGCCAGATCCAAACCTCCCAGTACAAGTCGGTGTTGACTTTGGTTTGACACCAGCGGCTATATTTGGACAGAAGCTCAAGAACGGAAGGTGGCAAGTCTACCACGAACTGGTAACATTCGATATGGGACTAGAACGTTTTGGTGCTATGCTCAAATCCGAACTGGCTACTAAGTTTCCGAAGTACGAAGTATTAGTATGGGGTGACCCTGCTGGTATGCAAAGGGATCAGATCTATGAGGTAACATCCTTTGACCATCTAAAGTCAATAGGATTACTGGCACGACCAACAGCAAGTAACGACTTTCGAGTGAGACGTGAAGCTGGTGCTATGCCAATGAACCGCTTAATTGAAGGTAAACCTGGATTGCTTATTGACAAGAAATGTCAAAGACTACGCAAAGCATTAGCAGGTGGCTATCATTTTAAAAGGGTTCAAATATCTGGTGGAGAACGTTATCGTGATACACCAAACAAGAACGACCATTCCCACGTTGGTGATGCTTATATGTATCTGGTATTAGGGGGTGGTGAACATAAACAATTAACGAGGGGACATAATCCACAATTCAAACAATCAGTAGCGAATACGGATTTTGATATATTTGCATGACAAGTTCAGCCAAGCGTAAAGGTACAAGAGTAGAAAATAAAATAGTAAAGATGTTCCAATCTATGGACATTAATGCCAGAAGGCAACCCTTATCAGGAGCAATAAAAGACTTTCCACATGATGTAGCGGTAGATTTAATCGGTGGATTGGTGTGCGAAGTAAAGGCACGAAAGAATGGGGGAGGGTTTGCAACCATAAAGAAGTGGAAAGGTTCTGCTGATTTGCTTATCCTAGTAGAAGATTATGACCAGCCAGGTGTGTATATGGACTGGGCATTGTGGAAAGAGATAGCAATGAGGCTGAAAGAACATGAATGAGCAGACACTAGAGTACTTATTCGGTACACCAGGTACTAATTTATCCGTTGTTCCATTCAAATCCTACCTACTAAACCTCATGGATCTCCATGAACACGACAAGAAACACCTAACAGAAATGCCAAACTATGCAGAGTTCTTAGACTTTGCCGCCCAAACTGGCTATGGATATACAGTATTAGATGGTGGAAAGCCTGTATTATGCTTTGGTGTAGCACCACAATGGTATGGTGTAGCCGAGTTATGGATGATACCTGATATGTATTTGGTTAGCAAACACAAGGTTAAGTTCCATAAAGGTGCAAAAAGGTTTATGGATCTGATAATGGAAGAGTTGAATTTACACAGAATCCATGTTACAGTCTTAGCTAGTAATATTCGAGCAATCAAATGGATTGAAAGTATATCTTTTAAAAGAGAGGGTGTGTTAAAAAAATATACCTTTGACCAAAAAGATATGATAATATATAGCAAGATACGAAAGGACTAGTAATATGGGTATGTTATTCTCTAAACCAAAGTACACT